GTGCGAGGCCCCGGAGGGAAAAGCCGAGGAACCGGAGAACGCGGCACAGGACGGAAGCGTGGGCCTCACTGTCGAGGTTCCGCTCGACAAGGTTCAGGTCGGGAACCTGACCAAGCTGCTGGATGCCAAGGGCAGCCTCATCAAGAAGGCGCTGGGCATCGACGACCTGCGCTTCGAGCTTCTGGAAGACCGCATTGCCTTTCCGTGGTTCTCCGAACCACAGCCGGAGGAGACCACCGCCTACACTCACTTCATCGCTGCGCTCTGCCAGATGTCCAGGGATGCCAAGCGCATCACCGCCAAGGAGAAGCCGGTGGACAACGAGAAGTACGCCTTCCGCTGCTTCCTGCTCCGGCTGGGCTTCATCGGCAACGCGTACAAGGCCGACCGGAAAATCCTGCTCCGGAACCTCTCCGGTTCCAGTGCCTTCAAGTCCGGGAAGGTTGGTGTTGCGGGATGATTAGCGCCTATTCAGATGGATATTTTGGCATGATGCGCGATATCGGCATTGGATACCAGATTGCTAAAGACCAGCGCATAAAAGAGAGAGAAGCATTGCTCCATCAAGGAAACAATGAGGCAGCTCTTATCGCATGGGAGGAACGAGAGCAACATTTTCCATTCCCATTTTCACGCGGTCAAATTACAGCATACAACGCCTGGAAGGAAAGCAAAGCGAATGGCCTGGAGGTTGTCGAATCCAGAGATTTGCCTTGGGAGAAAGATTTTCATGATTATATTGAAACCTTTCGTGAAGCAAGAATCGAATCTATCATTGTCACAGACTCGGCTTTCAATAAGGGCAAATATGCTCACCTATTTGAAAACGAAGGATGTCGGATAATCGGGCAAAAGGTATTCATCCGTCACGAAAAGCGCTCGACAGGAATTGAAAACATTAATGCTGTGGGAATCCTCATCACAATTTTCAACGAAAATGAAAGGGCGGTAGATTCCGATGACTGAGACCATCCGGGAACAGATTCTCGCCATCAGGGACACCGGCCTGACCAACATGTTCGATGTTCGGACGGTACAGCGGCTGGCCTTTGACCAGGACTTCTACGAACTGGTCTGCTACCTGGAGGAGCACCGCAAGGAGTACGTTCGCTTCATCATGTTCGGCGATGAATAAGCCCTTGCCGCCAAGAGAGCCGGATGGCTCTTTTGGTCGTATATTACACAAGAATCCTCCGCGATATTTGTTCAGTATATGCCCGATAATTGACTTGCTATTATGTGCTTTTGGAGCGAATATACAGTCACCGAAAGGAAAAACAACAAAGAAAAACGGGGGCAAACACCATGAAAAACGCTTACGAACTGAGAGCACACTTCGGAACCATCGGCGACTGGAACACCAGCATCAGCCGCAAGGAATTCGAGCAGCTTTTCCACAAGACCGCCGAGAAGGTTACCTTCACCTTTGGCGGCTGGGATGGCAAGAGCTACGACGGCGAGAGCCACCCCTCCGCCAACTGGCTGGTCGATGTCCGCAAGGCGAACTGAGGAGGGCTGGACAATGTGGAGCGAAGGAACTATCGGAATCCCGGATGCGAAGGACAAGGACAGATACACGGTCTGCCATTACTGGGTCAAGCACTACGACGAGCCCAGCGAGACCTACGGCATCAACGGAGGCAAAATCAGCAAGCTCATGATTAAGGTGAACGGCATCATCACCGCCAACTACGACAGAGGCTGGGATGTCGAACCGCAGGACGAGCCCACGCGAATGGCCTACAGCATCCTCCTTTACCAGTACAACTGAATCGGGGATTCCCCGAAGAGCGGAGCCGAAAGGCTCTTTCTCTCGTATATTCCGAAGCAGCCACAGGGCTGTATTTTTTATGCCCAGGAGGTGGTCTCTACGAGAAAACTGAAAACATATAAGCCCACAAGGTTCATGGAGAAAACCTCCCACTACGATGTGGACGCAGCGGATTATGCCGTCATGTTTATTGAAAGTCTGTGCCACACCAAAGGCACCTGGGCGAGAAAGCCTTTCGAGCTCATCGACTGGCAGGAGCAAATTATCCGGGACATCTTCGGTGTCCTCAAGCCCAATGGCTACCGGCAGTTCAACACCGCTTACATCGAAATCCCAAAGAAGCAAGGCAAATCCGAGCTTGCCGCTGCGGTAGCGCTCCTGCTCACCTGCGGTGACGGTGAGGAACGCGCCGAAGTCTATGGCTGTGCCGCTGACCGTCAGCAGGCATCCATCGTGTTCAATGTGGCAGCGGATATGGTGCGGATGTGTCCGGCGCTCTCCAAACGGGTCAAGATACTTGATTCCCAGAAACGGCTCATTTATCAGCCAACGGGCAGTATCTACCAGGTGCTCTCTGCCGATGTCGGCAACAAACACGGTTTCAATACTCATGGTGTGGTGTTTGACGAACTGCATACGCAGCCCAATCGCAAGCTGTTTGATGTCATGACCAAAGGCTCCGGCGACGCCCGAATGCAGCCGCTGTATTTCCTTATCACCACAGCGGGCAACGATACGAAGTCCATCTGCTATGAGATACATCAAAAGGCGCAGGACATCATTGCCGGCCGGAAGATCGACCACACCTTTTACCCCGTTATATATGGTGCAGAGGAATCGGATGATTGGACGGACCCGAAGGTCTGGAAAAAGGCCAATCCCTCCCTCGGCATCACGGTAGGCATTGACAAGGTCAAGGATGCCTGTGAATCGGCGAAGCAGAACCCCGGCGAAGAGAACTCCTTCCGACAGCTTCGTTTGAACCAGTGGGTCAAGCAAGCAGTCCGATGGATGCCCATGGATAAATGGGACAAATGCGAGTCTACCGTCAGCGAGGATGATCTGGAAGGCCGTGTCTGTTACGGCGGTCTGGACTTGTCCTCCACCACGGATATTACGGCGTTCGTTCTGGTGTTCCCACCGGAGGACGAGAACGACAAATACATCATCCTGCCGTATTTTTGGATACCGGAGGACAACCTGGAACTCCGAGTGCGGCGTGACCATGTGCCGTATGATGTGTGGGAGCGACAAGGATACCTCCAAACCACCGAGGGCAACGTGGTTCATTACGGCTACATTGAGAAGTTTATTGAGCAACTTGGCGAACGCTTCAACATCCGGGAGATTGCTTTTGACCGCTGGGGAGCCGTGCAGATGGTGCAGAACCTTGAGGGCATGGGCTTCACGGTCGTTCCCTTCGGGCAGGGCTTCAAGGATATGTCCCCACCCACCAAGGAACTGATGAAACTGGTATTGGAGCAGAAGATCGCCCACGGCGGGCATCCCGTCCTACGCTGGATGATGGACAATATTTTCATCCGCACCGACCCGGCAGGCAATATCAAGCCGGACAAAGAGAAATCCACGGAGAAAATCGACGGTGCTGTGGCAACAATCATGGCTCTTGACAGAGCTATACGCTGTGGAAATGACAAGACCGAGTCTGTTTATGACAGCCGCGGTCTTTTATTTATATGAAGGGAGCGTTTATATGGGTATCTTTTCAGGGCTGTTCAAATCCAGGGACAAGCCTCAAAACAGAACGGCAGGCAGCAACTATGCCTTTTTCATGGGCGGTACGACATCCGGCAAAACAGTGACCGAGCGGTCTGCCATGCAGATGACGGCGGTGTACTCCTGTGTCCGTATTCTGTCTGAGGCGGTGGCGGGACTGCCGCTTCACCTTTATAAATACACCAACAGCGGTGGCAAGGCCATGGCTCTCGACCATCCGCTGTATCGGCTGCTCCATGATGAGCCGAACCCGGAAATGAGTTCTTTTGTGTTCCGGGAAACCCTCATGACGCACCTTCTCCTCTGGGGGAACGCTTACGCGCAGATCATCCGAAACGGAAAGAACGAGATCGTTGCCCTGTACCCTTTGATGCCGAACAAGATGTCGGTGGACAGAGACGAGGATGGTCGCCTGTACTACACCTATTACCGTGGCACAGACGAGGCTATCAAGAACAAGGAGTTCGCCGTAACGCTTCAGCCCTCAGATGTGCTGCATATCCCCGGACTCGGCTTCGATGGCTTGGTTGGCTACAGCCCCATCGCTATGGCAAAGAACGCTATCGGCATGGCTATTGCCTGTGAGGAGTATGGTGCAAAGTTCTTCGCCAACGGTGCCGCGCCGGGCGGTGTGCTGGAACACCCCGGCACCATCAAAGACCCGCAGCGTGTGCGTGAAAGTTGGCAGTCCACCTTCGGCGGCAGCGGAAACGCAAATAAGATCGCCGTGTTGGAAGAAGGCATGAAGTACACGCCTATCGGCATCTCACCGGAGCAGGCGCAGTTTCTCGAAACACGAAAATTCCAAATCAATGAGATCGCTCGAATTTTCCGAGTGCCGCCCCACATGGTGGGTGACCTGGAAAAGTCAAGCTTTTCTAATATCGAGCAGCAATCCCTTGAGTTCGTGAAGTACACTCTTGACCCCTGGGTCATCCGCTGGGAGCAGTCCATTCAGCGGTCACTCCTTTCGCGGGACGAAAAAGCCGTGTATTTCGTGAAATTCAATCTGGAAGGCTTGCTTCGCGGCGATTACCAGAGCCGCATGAACGGGTACGCCATCGGCCGCCAGAACGGCTGGATGTCCGCAAACGACATCCGGGAGCTGGAAAACCTCGACCGTATCCCGGCAGAGGACGGCGGCGACCTGTACCTCATTAACGGCAATATGCTCCCGCTGAAAAATGCCGGGGCTTTTGCAGATACACCTACCGATGACGGAAAGGAGGAAGAAACCGATGAAGAAGTTCTGGAATTGGAAGAACCAGACGGAAACGAACTCGGAGACGCAGGAACAGATACAGAAAAGAACCCTGTTCCTGAACGGGACCATCGCCGAGGAAAGCTGGTTTGACGATGATGTCACCCCGCAGCTTTTCAAGGACGAGTTGATGGCGGGCTCCGGCGACATCACCGTGTGGATCAACAGCCCCGGCGGCGACTGCGTGGCGGCAGCGCAAATCTACAATATGCTCATGGACTACAAGGGCGATGTGACCGTAAAGATCGACGGCATTGCCGCATCCGCAGCGTCCGTCATCGCTATGGCTGGTACAAAAGTACTGGTATCTCCCGTGTCCATGCTCATGATCCACAACCCCATGACGGCGGCATTCGGCAATTCGGATGAGATGCAGAAAGCCATCGATATGCTCGGCAGCGTTAAGGATTCCATCATCAATGCCTATGAAATCAAGACCGGGCTGTCCCGTGCAAAGCTCTCGCACCTCATGGATGCCGAAACCTGGATGGACGCAAATAAGGCGGTGGAACTGGGCTTTGCGGACGAAATCATGCAGAGAGGCACGGAGTCCGAAGATGCGCCTGTGCCCACCGTTTCCATGCTGTATTCCAAGGCGAATGTGGTGAATTCTCTCATGGAGAAGATTGCCGCAAAGTGCGCCATCACTCCGAAACCCACCCGTACACAAAAAGCCGATGAGCTTATGGATCGGCTCAATCTCATTAAAAACTGGAGGTAATTCAATATGACTATCAACGAACTGCGTGAAAAGCGCAACCAGGCTTGGAACGCTGCAAAGGCATTTGTGGAAACCAAGCGCGACAAGGACGGTCTGCTATCCGATGAGGATGCTGCGACCTATGCCCAGATGGAAAAGAAGGTACAGGACTACGGCACCGAAATCGAGCGCATGGAGGCAATGGCTGCGATGGAAGCACAGCTTTCCAAGCCTACTTCCGCACCCATCACCGAAAAGCCCCTGAACGGAAAGAGCGCCGAGGATAAGAAGCCCAAGAGTTTCCTGGCCACCGATTCCTACCGCAGCGGTATGCTCAACGCTCTGCGTACCAACTTCCGTCAGATCAGCAATGTGCTGCAGGAGGGAATCGATGCCAATGGCGGCTATTTGGTGCCGGATGAGTATGACAGCCGTCTCATTCAGGTGTTGAACGAGGAAAACGTTATGCGTTCTCTCGGCACCGCCGTCACCACCAGCGGCGAGCACAAAATCAACATCGCAGCCACCAAGCCTGCGGCTGCGTGGATCGAGGAGGGCGGCGCACTGACTTTCGGTGACGCTACCTTCGACCAGATCATTCTGGATGCCCACAAGCTCCATGTTGCTGTAAAGGTGACCGAGGAGCTGCTCTACGATAACGCATTCAATCTGGAAAACTACATTCTGGAGCAGTTCGGTAAGGCTCTGGCCAATGCCGAGGAGGATGCGTTCATCAACGGCAACGGCACCGGTCAGCCCCTGGGTATCCTCGCCGAAACCGGCGGCGCACAGGTCGGTGTGACTACGAAGTCCTCCGGCAAAGTGACTGCCGACGAGATCATCGACCTGGTGTATTCCCTCAAGCGTCCCTATCGCAAGAACGCTGTGTTCCTTGCTAACGATGCCTGCGTTGCAGAGCTCCGCAAGCTGAAGGACAGCACGGGCCAGTATCTGTGGCAGCCCTCTCTGCAGGCGGGTGAGCCTGACCGTGTATTGGGCTACAAGGTCTACACCTCTGCGTATTTCCCGCTTCCCGCTCCCGGCAAGGCCGCAGTCGCATTCGGTGATTTCAGCTACTACAACATCGGTGACCGTGGCTCCCGTTCCATTGCGGAGCTGAAGGAGCTGTTTGCCGGAAACGGCATGGTGGGCTTTGTTGCCAAGGAGCGTGTGGACGGCAAGCTGGTGTTACCCGAAGCAGTCAAGCTGCTCAAGATGGCATCTGCCTGATGAAAGGAGGCGGCGGTGATGGACGAACTGCTCACCAAGGTGAAAGCCAATCTCATTCTGGAACACACGGCGGATGATGCACTGCTGAAAAGCTACATCACCGCCGCTGTTTCCTACGCCGAAAGCTATCAGCACATCCCGGAGGGGTTCTACAAAGAGAACCCCATGCCGCTCACCACAGAGCAGGCCGTCATCATGCTGTCCTCCCACTTCTATGAATCGAGAGATGGCTCGACAGGCGGCTTCTTTGCGGATAACACCGGAGCGGCACAACAGGTGTGGAACACGGTCAATCTGCTTCTTCGTTTGGATAGGCGGTGGCAGGTATGAGCTTCGGTAAAATGAACGGCTTTGCCGACATCGTGAAAACAAAACAAACAAGGGACAGCGAGGGCTTCACCCATTCCGAGGATGAAGTCCTCGCTTCCGTCCGTGTCTATCGGGAGGGTCGGCACGGCTCCCAGCGTTGGGCAAACCTCGCCGCCTTCAGCGAAGCCACCGACCTGTTCCGCTTTCGGTGCATTCCCTGTCTGACGGTCACTGCCGACCAGTTCCTCGTTACGGAGGACGGGCGGTTCGATATCGTCTCCGTTGAGAATGTCAAGGGACGTGGGATGTATGTGGAGATTTTAGCAAAAAGGAGTGAACCGACCATTGGCAAAGTGTGAAATGAAGCTGCCGGAGGAATTTCTCCTGAAAATCTCCAAACTGGGCAGTGACTTTGACTCTGTTGCAGATACCGTTTTGCAGGCCGGTGGCGAGGTGGTTCTCGCCAAGGTGCGCAGCAACCTCTCCTCCGTTGTGGGCAGGGGTACGAAATACGACTCCCGTTCCACCGGCGAATTAGAAGGTGCGCTGGGCCTTTCTCCGTCCAAGCTGAACCGAAACGGCAACCATGATGTCAAGGTCGGCTTTGCCGAGCCGCGCTCGGACGGCGGCAGCAACGCCAAACTGGCGAATATTCTGGAATACGGCAAGCACGGTCAGCCTGCAAAGCCATTCCTGAAACCCGCCAAAACAGCGTCCAAGCAGGCGTGCATTGACGCCATGACGCAAAGACTCGAAGAGGAGGTCAAGAAGCGATGAGCCTTTTATCCGAACTGAATACACTCCTTGCAGACTGCGGCATCTCTGTAGAGACGGGCATTTTCTCAGATAAAGCGCCGGATTCCTATCTGGTGATTACACCGCTGACGGAGACATTAGAACTCCACGCAGACAACACTCCGGGCTGCGAGACGCAGGAAGCACGGCTATCTCTGTATTCCAAGGGCAGCTACACCAAGCTGAAAAATGCACTCGTCCGTACCCTTCTTGGTGCGGATTTCTATATTACCGACCGCCGGTACATCGGCTTTGAAACCGACACCGGCTATCACCATTACGCCATTGACGTGGCAAAAATCTATGATTTGGAGGTTTAAGACATGGCAACCATCGGTCTTGACAAACTCTATTACGCCAAAATCACCGAGGACGCAGGCGGCGAGGAAACCTACGCTTCTCCGGTGCAGCTGGCAAAGGCCATGACCGCAGAGCTTTCCGTGGAACTGGCGGAAGCGACTCTCTACGCCGATGACGGCGCGGCGGAGATCGTAAAAGAATTCAAAAGCGGCACGCTGTCACTCGGTGTGGATGACATCGGTGCGACCGCCGCATCCGACCTGACAGGCGCGACCATCGACAAAAACGGCGT